CTGAGACTAGACCTAGACTATACAATAGAAGATGGATTAATTACATCATTGATAAAATCTGCGGTAAATCAAGCTGAGCAGTTTACTTTGCAAGTGTTATGGCAAAGGCAAATGAGTTTAATTACTCCTGTTTCTGGTGCAGTAAAAATATATGAGTATCCTTTGATTTCGATTGAGACTGTTGTAGATCCTGATGTTAATCTTTTATCATTTGAAACAATAGAAACGCAAGGCTATACCGAGGTAATATCTGGTGCGCCGGGTTTTAATACAGTTAACTTTGTAGCTGGTTACGGGTGGAATTATGAAGGCGGATCAGATGTGCCAGATGATATTGAAACTGCCATTAAAGAAATGATAGCTTTTTATTATGAGAACAGAGATAATCCAGTTGTGGGAATGCCTACGATTGCAACTTTGTTACTATCTCCTTACAGACGCATAACTCTATTCTAATGAATCCAGGAAAATTAGATAAGCGCATTACATTTGGCACATTCGAATCGGTAGAAAATGCATATCAGGATTACGATATTACCTTTGTGCCAGTATTAGCCACATGGGCAAATATCAAGCCATACGATGGCAATAGACAGTTACAGGCCCAAGAGCAGGTAATAAATCAGGTGTTTAGATTTACGATTCGTATTAGAAAAGATTTTGCACCTACTAAGGACATGCGAATCCTTTATGAATTGAATCTTTTTACGATACATTCAATCAGGAATGTAGATGATACATTTAGATTTTATGAGATTTTGGCATCGGTTACGGATGATAATAATGGCTTCTAAAATAAACATTTCTAGACTACTATCTCAGATTAATTCTTTTGGCAAAGATGCTAGTAGGGTAGCCGTTGCAGTCACTAATGAAACTGCTGAGGGGATGGTTACTAAGGCTAAGTTAAGAGTAGTTGTTGATTTAGGTCAATTAAGACAATCAATAGGCAAAACAACTGCTACATTAAATGTAAATAGATCATTTTTTTTTGCTAATGCACCTTATGCAGCTTATGTTGAATTTGGTACAGGGAGCGGTGTAGATATTCCTAAAGGTTTTAAAGATTTGGCTGCACCTTTTAAAGGCAGAGGAATTAGAAGGCGAGATTATGGCGCTAAGCCTTTTTTTATTCCTAGCTATCTTGAAGGTATCCAGCAATACCCAAAAGAATTAAGAAAAGTATTGCAATCTGAAACAAGAAAATATAATGCAAAAAAATAATTACATTTGACAAATGAAGGATGCTAATTTATCAATACTGAATGCATACAAAAGTACACTAGCCAATTTAATAGTCGGTGGTGTTACTATTCCAGTATATAGTAAATCAGCGCCTTTAAAGAATGTTCCGGCAAAATATGTAATTTTATCTAGCCAAACAAGATTGCAAGAACAAACAAAGTGCGGATATTGGTATCTTTGCACAATTAACGTGCAGATAGTAACCAAATATCCTAATGGAACAGGCGATTTGAGTTTTGCAATGGTTATTGGTGAGGAAATTCAAAGCAGAATACAAGTTACTAACTTAACTTTAAGTAACTTTATAAATGTTGAAACCTTGCAACTATTAACAAATGAGGTAATTTTAGAAACAGAAACAGAAAACATATTTCAATACATTTTAACTTTTCAACACAAATTAAATATTAATTAATTATGGCAGCAGAAACATTTTATTCAGGCAGCTTATTCATGCTCTACATTCGCACAGGTGGCGCGTGGAAACCAGTAGCATGTTTAACTTCAAACGGCATCAGCGAATCATGGGATTTTGCTGAAACAGTTACTAAATGCGATCCGGGAGTGACCAGGCGCAAACCAACTACTTATTCTTATGAGATTCCTTTTGAGGGAGTTTTTACAGATACGGTCGGTGCAGGTGGTGATACTGCAAAAGCATCATGGGATACCATTAAAAATATTGCTAGAGCAAAGACTTTGACTGAATATCAAATAGCTTTGTTATTAGCTAATGGTGCTGAAGATCCTAATTTTGCTGCTCAGTATGGTACTGCTTACTTTAGCGCTTTAGATATTACAGGTGCTGAAGGCGAGTTCATTACTTTCTCTGGTACTTTGTTAGGCGATGGTGACATTACTGAAACTGATCCTTATCCTGGCTACTAATTTATGGAAGGTCATTTAACGTATAAAATCGGTGAGGTAGATAGGCAGTTTTTCTTTGGCAATTATGCTTTAGAGCAGACATTAAATCATTTTGATGCATCGGTTTCTGATCTATCTGATATATTAGGTAAGCAACTATTGCCATTTTTGAGAATGTTTATGTTTCATGCGGCAAGTTATCCAATACTAAAGAAAGGTGAAATTGTTGATTTTACCGAGTTTGATGTTCATGAATGGATTGATAATGCAGGAGGTTCTAGTGGCGAATTGATCGTGATAGTTTCAAAGGAAGTTTTCAGAGTATTAGGATTAAATACAGAGGTTACTGAGCAAAAAAAAAGCAAAGCGGAAAGTTAAATTGGAATAAAGATGTGCTGACATTTGCTTTTGGTGAACTGGGATTAATGCCTGATGATTTTTACGCCTTGACATGGAATCAATATATATTGAAATGTCAAGGCTTTTTTAATAGAGAAAAAAAGGAATGGGAACGGATAGGCTGGGCAACATGGAATGGAATGAGAGTGCATGTAAACAAGGGAATGCCGACTTATAAAAAGTTTATGTCATTTATTTATCAAGATGATGAAATAAAAGATATGGATAGAATAAAAGAACAGATGAATAAAGCAATGATTAAATATCTGGACAATGCAAGGAATTGAGATACCTATTGGCGCACCATTAGGGCAATTAGATAGAGACCTAAAAGGAGCAGAAAAGAAATTAAAAGGATTTACTAGTTCTGCTGAAACTAATTTAAAAGGTTTTTCCTCTACTGCCAGTAATGCATTCAAAAGCGCAGGACTTGCTTTGGCAGGTGCATTTAGTGTTGGCGCTTTTGTAAGTTTCGGCAAAGAGGTTTTAGCAGTAACCGCTGAATTTGAAAAGTTTGGTGCAGTTTTAGGCAATACTTTAGGATCTGATGCTTTAGCAAAATTAAAGCTAAAAGAAATAGAAGAGTTTGCTGCTAAAACTCCATTTAGCGTTCAAGAATTAACTGCATCATTTGTCAAATTAGCGAACCAAGGATTTAAGCCTACTGGCGATGAGATGCGGAGACTAGGAGATTTAGCATCTAGTACCGGTAAATCATTTGATCAATTAGCTGAGGCAATATTAGATGCGCAAACAGGCGAGTTTGAAAGGTTAAAAGAGTTTGGTGTAAGGGCCCAAGATGCTGGGGATAAGGTGATATTTACCTTTAAAGGGGTTCAAACCACAGTAGATAAATCATCTGAGGCGATAAGAAACTACGTTACATCTTTAGGTGATGCTGAAGGTGTATCAGGATCTATGGCAGTTATATCTGAAACCTTGACTGGAAAGATTTCAAACCTAGGTGATAGTTGGGATCAGATGCTAGTTTCCATTGGTAGCAATACCTCTGGAGTATTTAGTTCAGTAATCAGCATAATAAGTGAGGCAGTAAATTCAATAACTGAATTTAACAAAGAATTAAATATTGCATCTAAATTTAAAATTGAAGGCACATTAGTTGAAGGTTTAGCAAAATCGGTTGGTAAACTTTCAGGCATACCAGCTCTAGGCGCTTTATTATCAACAAAAGATATAAAAGTAAATGCTATTCAATCAGTTGAAAAAGGAGTTAATAATATAGTTTCTAAAACATTATCAGGAGCAAAAAGTGCTAATGATTTTGGTACTGCAATAGCACGTTTAAAAGCTGAAGGCGATAAATTACTACAATCAAAGGGTGGAGGCGATAAGCAAGTTGCAGCAGCATTTCAATCTATTTATCAGGATGGTATTAGAGCATTGCAAGATGGCAGAAAACAATTTCAAGCAGAATTAGCTAAACCAGCAGCTGCAAAATTTGGAACTGCTAAAAAACCAAAAGAAGATAATAGTGTAAAACAGGCAAAAGATAAGGCAGATAAATTAAAAGCTGAAGCTGGTAAATTTAACCAAGAAATGATAAGTTCATTAATGAACTTTCAAGCTAACGCTGCTACTGCAGCTAAAGAGGCAAAAATAAAATTAAATGTTATTGATCCTGATGAATTAGATGCTGCGGTAGCTTTAACTGATAAATTTCAACAAGAAATATTTGGAAATCTAAAAAAAGTTAGTCAGGATTTTATTAATTTCAATAGACAAATTTCAGATATTGTTAATGGAAGTTTAGTTCAAACTTTTGCTGGTATTGGTAATGCTATTGGAGATTCACTTGCAAATGGCACAAGTTTAGCTAGAAATTTAGGTAATGCATTGTTAGATAGTTTAGGATCAGTTTTAGGGCAATTAGGTCAAATGGCTATTGCAACTGGAGTTGCTTTGTTAGGTATTCAAACTGCATTAAAAACTTTAAATCCTTTTGTAGCAATAGCAGCTGGTGTTGCATTGTTAGCATTAAGTAGTGTTGTAAAAGGTAAAAGTGCAAAACTAGGTGGTTCTATGGGTGGTGGCGGAGGTGGTAGTTCAGGCAGCGTAGGATCAGTACCAGTTCCTCAAGGAAGCGCATCTATTAGTACAAGTGCAGCAGGTTCTGCTCAGGACTTTGGTGGTGGTGCGGTTGTATTTGAGATTTCAGGTACTAACCTAATAGGTGTTTTAAATAGAGCAGGTGCTAAACTTACAAGATTCGGACCATAATGGCATATAACCTTAAATATTTTTTTACTTTTTACGCGGATCGAGATACTAGAGTAATTGATGGTACTCCCGATAATTATACCTGCAACATATCGCAGTTAGATTATGCAGGTAGCGTATTGGAAATTAACGCTCAACAAAATCCAATACAGATTGATTATCAAAATACATCTAGCAATAAATTAGAGCCAATAATCGGATCGGAATGTACTTTAAATTTAATAGCATCTGAGGACTTTGAATTAGAGGATTTATATACCGAGAATGAGCGCGAGTTTTTAGTAGAGATTTATAGAAATGGAATCTTGATCTGGTCAGGCTTTGTTATTCCAGATGGATGCCAGGAAGCCTTTACATTTGCTCCTTATGCAATATCCGTAAATGCAGTTGATGGTTTGGGTTTGCTAAAAAATTTAAGTTATGTTCAAAATAGTGGAGACTTTTATCTAGGAAAACAAAGTTTTATCGAAGTTATAAATGCCTGTCTAATCAGATTAAATTCTCCTAGTTTAATCTTAAATACTTGCGTAAATATTTATGATGTAACAATGACTGAAGGTGATTCATACGATCCGTTGGCCCAAGGGTTTGTTAATGCTGAGAGGTATTTAAAGGATGATCAATTTACTCCAATGAACTGCGAGGAAGTTCTAAGGTCAATTTTAGAAGAATGGACTGCGGTGATGACACAAAGCGGTGGCCAATGGTATATTTATAGACCAACTGAATTAGCATTAACTGGTGATTTAGTCTTTAGATCATATTTAGATGGACAAAGAC